ACGCTAATGATAAGTACGGCACAATGCGGTTCCTTGCAAGAGAACCCGGCGGCGTGTTTAGGGTAAGAGAAAAGTATTCCGTACATACTGGTCACACAGAGTTGCATTATCCGACCCCTCTTCCTATCCCAGAAAAAACAGACATTGAAGCTCGTGCTATAGGCAGTAGCTCGAATGCAGGGCTGCGTGTGTCAACAGCGTTTGACCTTACATATATTAAGAATGATTCGAGGTTGTAATGGCACCGAAGAAGAAAAAGAAATCAGTTAGCCTTTCTGTCAAAAAAGGTGAGAAGCTGCCAGCATCCAAGGGTGCTGGTCTAACAGCCAAGGGCCGCGCTAAGTATAACAAGGCGACCGGCTCCAAGCTGAAGGCCCCACAACCTGGTGGTGGTAAGAGACGTACTTCATATTGCAAGCGATCTGCTGGTCAGATGAAGATGCACGGCATTAGCTGCAAGAAGACCCCAAAGAAACGTATTTGCGCTGCACGGCGGAGATGGAAATGTTAAATGTTTTAGTGACTGCTGTTTTAGGATTCGTGGCTTGGATCGCTCTGTCAATCGTTGACCTTAAAACGGAGACGGCGGTGATATCTGTCAAGGTCAACGAGAATCATAAAATGTTAACGCCGCTATGGCAGGATTATTTACAGAGGAATCGAAATGACAATCTCGCGTGGTTCGATGAGTCAGCAAATCTCCAAGCCGGGGAGTAAGAAGATGAGCAAAAAAGATGCCTGCTATCACAAAGTTAAGAGACGCTATAAGGTCTTCCCGTCAGCGTATGCAAGCGGGGCGATTGCCAAGTGCCGAAAAGTCGGGGCCTCAAACTGGGGCAACAGCACCAAAAAGGCAAAAGGCGGAACTTACAAATACAGAACGACAACAATATACTGATGTGAAGTAATGGATCCGGTCTCCGCAATTGCCCTCGCCACCAGTGCTTATCAAGCTATTCGCAAGGGCTTTGCGGTAGGCAAAGAAGTGCAATCGATGTCCAAGGACATCGGGGACCTGATGAATGCTATTAACAGCGTTAAAGAGGGTCATGAAAAAGCCAAGGGCCGGCGGTTCGGCAGTGTAGAAGAAGAGGCTCTTCAGACTTATGCTGCCAAGAAGAAGGCCGAAAAAATGGAGGCCGAGCTACGCAACTTCCTGATCGGGAACTACGGGCCAGACGCATGGCAGGCTGTGTTACGCATTCAGGCTGACATAAGAAAGCAGAGGCTTCTTGAGAAGCAGCAACGAGCGCGTCGAATAGAAACGATTATAGAGTGGGCTTTGATTTGTGGTATTCTGGTACTGGGGATGAGTATTGGATTGTTTATAATTGTCAACCTTGGATAGTAACAAATGGCAGTCAGAAAAACCAAAGCTGGTGCTTCGCTTAAGAGATGGTTCAAAGAAGAGTGGAAGGATGTACGCACGGGGAAGCCGTGTGGCAGAGGCAAGGGTGAAAAACGGGGTACTCCATATTGTCGCCCCTCCAAGCGCGTGTCTTCTAAGACCCCAAAAACCTCCAAAGAGATGACGTCAGCCGAAAAACGTAGTAGAATAGCACAGAAGAAACGGCTCGGCCAGCCCGCTGGTAAGCCGCGTCGTGTTAAATCCCTGAAAAGGAAAAAGAAGTGATGGCTAATAAATTCCCAGATTTGAACAAAGACGGCAAGGTTACTAAGGCGGATGTCCTGAAGGGCCGTGGCGTAAAAGGTTTTAAGGCCGGCGGTGCAATGTGCTCTCCTCGTAAAGAGATGGCGGGTGCAATGGAAATGCCTAAGATGATGTGCGGTGGCATGCACAAGAAAAAATACGGCGGCACATATAAGAAGTAGGTAACATGGCAACTTCAGGTTCAACCAACTTCGACCTCGACGTAGCCGAGATAATCGAAGAAGCATATGAACGGTGTGGACTGGAAGTTCGCACTGGTTACGACACCAAGACAGCACGTCGTTCTTTGAACTTGATGTTTGCTGACTGGGCCAATCGTGGTCTAAACCTGTGGACCGTGAAGCAAGCAACGCAGGCTTTGACACAGGGCACAGCGACATACACTCTTAACGCTGATTACACCGATCTGCTTGAGGTATCTCTCCGCCGGAGCGGCACCGATTACGAACTGAGCCGGATGTCTCGCGGCGAATATCTTGGCTTGCCAAACAAGACGACTCAGGGTCGCCCAAGTCAGTTCTTTTACAACCGTCAGACATCTCCTGAAATCACACTTTGGGCCACACCAGAGAACTCGACCGATACTTTGGTTTACTATTATGTAAAGCGGATCGAGGACGCAGATACGCTGGCCAACACAACTGACGCACCGTTCCGGTTCCTGCCGTGCATGGTAGCTGGTCTTGCTTATTACATTGCGATTAAGAAGGCTCCTGAACGGGTACAGTTGTTGAAGTCGGTTTATGAAGAAGAGTTCCAACGCGCAGCGGACGAGGACGAAGATAGAGTACCACTGAAGTTACAGCCTAGTATTTCTTATCTTCGGGTGAACTAATGGCGAGATACGCATCTGGCAAAAATGCATGGGGCTATTCAGACCGCTCTGGTTTTCGCTATCGCTTATCAGAAATGAAGACGGAGTGGAGCGGGGCCAAGGTTGGCCCTGATGAGTTTGAGCGGAAGCATGAGCAGCTTGAGCCGATCAGTCCCGGCCCGGATCCGCAGGCTTTGTATGACCCTCGCCCTGACCAGCGCAACGAGGTAGAGGTTGCAAGGTTATTGCCTCCGAAGGCGTTTTTGTCTGGTTCGGCGGGTTCGGCTGTAATCACAGTGATAGAGCCTTCTCATGGACGTAGCACCTCAGATGTAGTAAGATTCCGCAAAGTGGAGGCGTTTGATGGCTTTACAGAAGCTACGCTTGAGAATTCATCAGGGTATTCGATTACTGTTGTCGATACGGATACATATACATTTACAGCGTCCAGCGGAACGGCAACAAACGGTAATACACGAGGCGGCGGTCAGAATGCGACTGCGGGGCCAGTGACGCTTCAGAATTAGGAGATGTAAGTGGCCTTTACATTCGGTGAACTAAAGACAGCAATTCAAGACTTCTCAGAGAACACAGAGACATCCTTTGTGACCAACCTGCCTGTCTTTATTGAGGCGGCGGAAGATCGTATCTTTGGCTTGGTTGACCTTGAGCTTTTCAGAAAGAACGCGACAGCCACATTAACCACGGGCGATCCGTACCTTTCTGTGCCGTCAGACTATTTGGCCCCTTTCTCTATTCAAATTACAACATCTGGTAGTGAGGACTTCTTACTTCACAAGGATGTGAACTATGTTCAACAATATCACATTGCCACTGGCGCGAACGCTACGCCACGGTACTACGGTATTTATGACGTAGACAACTTTATCTTAGGCCCCACCCCGGACCAGGCATACACTGTAGAGCTTCACTATTACTACAGACCGGCCAGCCTGACTGCAGGGGCCGATGGCGGAACATCATGGTTGAGCGAGAACGCCCCGAACGCTCTTCTTTACGGCTCACTTGTGGAAGCGTATACTTACATGAAAGGTGAGGCAGACATGATGCAACTGTACGAACAGCGGTTCGCACAGGAGCTTCAGCGTTTGAAGGATCTGGCGGAAGCTAGAGAAAACTCAGATGCGTATCGTCGGGGTCTACCTGATAGGCCAAGGACTTAGGAGTTATAAATGGCAACAAGTAACGCAGCAACCACATATCTTGAGAATAAGCTACTGGCTTATATCTTCAAGAATGATTCTGGTTCATTTTCATCGCCGGGCGACAGCATCTATGTCGGTCTGGCAACAGCCGTTTCTGATGCAGAAGCAGGCACACTGACAGAAGCCAACTTTGGTGCTTATGCACGTCAGCAGGTTACCGCAGCTAACTGGACACTTGCAGCGGGTGCCACTGACACACAGACAGTGACCAACGCGGCGAACATTGAGTATTCTGCTTCGACCGGCACGAACAACACAGTGACTCATGCGTTCATCGCGGATGCGGCTTCCTCTGGAAACATTCTGTTTGTCGGTGCGCTGGATGCGTCAAAGACCATTGAAACGGGCGACATCTTCCGTATCAATGCAGGGAATCTTACAATCGAGTTGAAGTAATGGCCCTTGTTCTAAAAGACCGTGTAAAAGAGACTTCGACCACAACAGGCACTGGCACATATACGCTTGCCGGTGCTGTTACTGGTTTTGAGACTTTCGCGCAGATAGGTGATGGGAACACTACCTACTATGCGTGTATTGACGGCACGGACTTTGAAGTGGGCATTGGGACTTACACTGCATCTGGTACGACTTTGGCCCGTACCACTATCTTGCAGTCCAGTAATTCTGACAATGCTGTCAACTGGTCAGCCGGGACCCGTACTCTTTTCTGCACGTTGCCAGCGGAGAAGGCGGTGTTCAAGGATGCCAGTGACGTCATACAAGGTTTTACGGAACAGGACCCCCAGGCTTTAGCTTTTGCAATCGCGTTAGGATAGTGAAATGGCAAACGCATTTAAAACAGTTACAGACACTGCTGTAGGAACAAGTGCGGCGACCATCTACACTTGCCCTTCTGCAACAGAGACCACCATCATTGGCATGAACGTCGCCAACATCTTGACCTCGTCCATTACTGTGGACATTCAGCTTGAGAACAACGACGGCGACAATGTCTATATTTTGAAAGATGCGATCGTACCTGTCGGATCGGCCCTTGTTGCGGTTGGTGGTGACCAGAAGATTGTAATGAACGCCTCTGACGTGCTGAAAGTGACAGCATCGCAGGCTTCAGCAGCGGATGTGACACTGAGTATTCTGGAGATTACCTGATGCCTCTTAGCACCATTGCTACCAATCAAGTTACAGACGCGGGTATCAAGAACGAAGATATGCTGGCGAGTACGGCAACCAATCCGTTCCGCTCGAACCACAACGAGATTGATACTGACCTGACGATTGCGTCATCAGAAAACGCGGGTGGGTTTGGCCCTATTACTGTGTCAGCGACAATCACAATCAACGGGGTATTAACCATTGTCTAGTCGTATTCTTGTAGATGAAATATATGGCAAGACCGCCAACACTTCTGCGATGACAATCGACAGCAGTGGTCTGGTCAAAATAAACAAACCAGACATTATTGCTTTTTCTGCTAACTCAACTGCTAATCAAAGCATCTCTGCTAGTACACAAACTGTGGTGCAGTACAATAACAAAAACTTTGATACTCACGGTTGTTACAACACTAGTACATATAGGTTCACACCTACTGTTGCGGGTATTTACTTTTTACATGCGTCAACTCGCATTGATAGTGGGACAGATTCTGAGATTTATGACTTAGAAATACGCAAGAATGGAGACAGAACTCATAGAACAGCAGCTAACCAATATCGCTATACAACTGCCAGGGTGCAAGGGTTAGTAGAGGCTAACGGTATAGACGATTATTTTGATGTTACAGTTTATTTAGGCGTGTCTTTGTCTTTGCGTGATGTTGGCATTGGCAATCAGTTTGAAGGTTATTTTATTAGAGGCGCAGTATAATGGCATCTGAAATAGGCGTACAAAAACTGATGCACACCAACGCCACTCAGGCGGCGACTATCAATGCATCCGGTCAGCTAACCATTGAGGACGGTCTTCACAAGTCTGAGGGCGGCGCGGTCA